CAGCGGGGGTGGGCTGCTGCTGGGTTCATCATTAAGCGCTCGCTGGCATCAAGAAAAGGGACCCTAAACCAATGCGATCGACCCCCGGCCTGGTCGAAAATCCGGGGCGCACCTAATATATATATATGGGACCCTACTCTGCCCGATAATACCGCTCCGCACGCAACCACCCCTCTTGTAGAGGATAACCCCACCGGGGTATATGTATTTACCCAGGGTGGTTATGGGGGTATTCCTAACTGTTGTTTGAGTATTGAACCTTAGTTCTACTCTTATCTCCTCTACTCTGCATTAGGGGTCCTATTGGGGTTCCTATTGGGTGACCTATTAGAATGCTTAGACCATCGTTTATTTGCGGCCAGACTCCCTATATAGGGGCGTAATATTATGGGGCGGTGTTGTTGGGGCAGTAGTGGGGGATGGGGGGTTCAGATATAATATGAGGACCTACACGCGGGGAATTATAATGAATATGAGGTATTGCATATAAGTAGAGAGATGTGTATCTTAGGAGGGAACATTAACAAATAAGAGGCGGATATGTTATATGAGAGGTTAAAAGACACCCCCGCGGGCCAGGTGGTGATGTTTTGGTTGGCCGAGGTGGGTTTTTGGGGAGGGTTGATAATGGTGGTGACTCCGGAGATGATGGGTTGGTATCCATTATATGGGTTTATTGATCGTTTTATAATAATGGAGCCTTGGTATTTTATAGGTTTTGCGATGATCTACTGTGGGTGGTTCTATGGAGTGCTGGCACGGGGTCGTTTGTCTGATGAGCCGATGAGTGTGCGGTGGTATGCGCATGTGGAGTCCCATGATCAGTTGGTTGATGTGCGTAGGGAGGCGTTGGGCCTTGGTAGGTGGGATCATCTTCCACCATTGGGGTCTGAGGAGGCTTCTGATGAAGATTCTTAAAAAATACAAGATATGAATGCCGGAAAAAACCAAACAACAACATCATGGCAGGTAAATTCATTATTGGAAATAGAACTGATTTATCGGATCAAGATGCACTTAATATAGTATTAAATGTTGTCCGAGGAGGCCGGATTTTTAACAAAGGTAAACAGTATCGTTATTATAGCGCTTTCTATTATAAAGAAATGACCATTACTGTGTTAACAGATTTAAATAAATGTTCAGATAGGTTTGTGATAGCGGAAACTAACAGACACTTTAAAAAAACAAAAAGACAATGAAGAATATACCTAAATATATATACCTACAAGTGGACCCTAAAAATGAGGAGGATAGATCAGAGGAGGCTAATTTTGAGGATTTACTTCAAAAGTATGAAGAAAATATTACCTGGCACTGGCATCGCATTAATGATTCGGACATTGAATATATTTTAAATAAGTGAATATATTATGACCAAATTCATACGATTAACAGCATCATTTGCCACCGATAGCCAGCCTGATTTTGAAAAACTCAACATTCAGGCAAGCCCGGAAGATATGCAGGCGTCTGATTGGAGCACCGTCTCTGTCAATATTGCCCATATTCAGTTAATGCACATCAACCATGCGGGGTTTACTAACATTCAACTGCAGGGCGGGAGCAAATGGAGCGTCAAAGAGAGTGTTGAAGAAATTGAGCAGTTAATTGAGGGCGCTATAGAATTTTAAAAATAGGGTTGCACAGAAGCATTTTTGTGAGGTTCCGAATGTTTCACTATATTGGTGTGCGACGTGGTGTAACGGCTGCACACTGGGCTCATAACCCGGAGGTTGCCAGTTCGATTCTGGTCGTCGCCACTAATAGTTCTTTTATTTATTGAAGGCCGTGGAAAGCCTAAATACGATACATAAGCCTATTTGAAGAGGCAGTAACGGCATTCACTCCCGTATCGTGAAAATTTCCACACTGCCAGCTGCCTCTTCAAATGGGCTTTTTTATTAAAACAGTAATTTTAAATAACCGTATAAAATATGGAAAAAGTTATATGCAGCAACTGCGGAAGTGTAGATAACTATCATAAAACAAAACAAGAATTTAAGGATGGTAGCATACATATAAGGGCAACGTGTAAAGATTGTGGCAAGTACATCAAGTACGTGCCCAAGGATGCCCCGAGCACGTATATACCCTTCGGTAAGTATAAGGGCCGCCATACCTACGAGGTGGACGACCTCGATTATCTGAGGTGGTTCATAACGATATGTGATAAGGACCGCCTAAGAAGAGGTGTTTGCAATCGCATTGATGAGCTCGAGGCTTCTGATAATGGATAATTTAGGATGGGTAAAGCTGCATCGTAAAATATTAGATAGCAGGGTATTTTTAAATAAAGGTCTTTTGAAGCTATGGATATATTGCCTATGTAGGGCGAATCATAAAAAAAATTGGGTTGGTATTTCTACTGGAAGGGGTGAAGCAGAAGTTAAAGTTTTACCAGGTCAATTTATTTTTGGTAGAAAAACTGTTGCTGAAGAATTGGAAATGAGTCCGAGTACGTTATATGATAGAATGCAAAAATTAAAAGGGATGAAAAATATTAACATCCAAAGCAACAGCCATTATTCTATCGTAAGTATATGTAACTGGGAGACTTACCAACAAGGTGAAAATGAAAAGCAACAGGCAAGCAACAGGCAAGCAACAGGCAAGCAACAGGCAAGCAACACAGACAATAATGATAAGAATGATAAGAATGATAAGAAAAGCCCTATATCGTTTGATCAGTTCTGGGATCTGTATGATAAAAAGATCGGCAAGAAGAAATCTAAGAAGAAGTGGAAAGCCTTATCTGAAACTGATCAAAAAAAAGTTATGGAGTTTATACCAAAATATAAATCCTACCAGCCAGATAGTGAATACCGGAAGAACCCTTTGACCTTTTTTAATAATCGGTCATGGGAAGATGAATATATTCAGAAAGAATTTGAAAGAGGAAACACTAGTGGCGAATCTAAAATGAATTGGGGATTATGATAAATACAATAGTGACCGTAAATCCAAGTGTGACTGAACCGGATAATTGTAAATATGTTCCACTATCACAGGTTCTGTCTCATTTCAAAAACAAGGACACCCATGATATAGAAAAGATACGTAGTGAGAGTGATGTAGAGAAACAGTATAAGATGAAGCTGTCATTACCAGTTGTTATTTTTGGTGGCAAATTTGAGAAAAGGAAAAACAAAGCACTTCAAAAGGCATCAGGATTAGTAGTTTTAGATTTTGATTGTGAAACAAACGCCGAACGTCAAAAGATTAAAACAATACTGGATAATGATAAATATATCCTTTCCTACTTCACCTCAACCCGTGGCATGGGGTGGAAAGCATTGGTCCGGATACCCAAAGTAGAAAGCGATAAAGAATTCAAACAGTATTGGTATGCTATAGATGAACGGTATCCTGATGTTGATTCTGCGTGTAAGGATATATCCAGGGCTTGCTTTTATAGCTACGATCAGGAGTTGGTTTACAATGAGGATGCGATAGTATTCAAAGAAAAAAGGGCCAAGAACATCCAAAAAGCATCTGAAAAAGTTTCGGGATCGACGAACTACGCCCTGCTGAATAAAGCAGCTAACTTTATACGCAATTCAATCATGGGTGAGCGCCACAACAACATTTTGAAGGCCGCACGGCTGGCTGGTGGATGGGTTGCTGGTGGAAGAGTTGACTATCAAGAGGCTAAGCGCATTCTTGACAATGAGGCTCGCAAAATAGATCCCGGTAATTTTCAGACAAACCAACAAGCTGTTGAGGATGGACTGGATAATGGAATGGACTTCCCCTTAAAGAAAAAACAGGAGGAGTCACTTCTTTCGCAAACACGGATAGAAGAGCAGTTTGATAAAATATACTGGTCCTTAGAAGATACAAAGGATGAAATTATGGCAAAGTTTGAGACGGGTATAGAGCAGGGGTATAAAACGGGTTATCCTGACATAGACGAACTTTACAATATGTATTTAGGATACACAACCTACATTTATGGGCCATCTTTTTCTGGCAAGTCGCAGATATGGTTTGACTTCTTAAAAAACTTCTCATTTCGCTATGACATGAAGCACGTTGTCTTTTCACCCGAAACAGGATCTGCAACGGATGTTTTTATAAAGCTTGTTGAGATGGTCGCAGGGTCTGATTTCTATGATCGGTATAATAATAAGATGAATAAAGAGTCTCTAAAGAAGGCAATGGATTTTGTGAACGAACATTTTATAATTATTGATCCCGGCTTAAAATCAATGAATTTAGATGATATTATTGCCAGCTGTGAAATGATAGAGCGTGTTTATGATATGAAGATTCATACCCTAACTATTGACCCCTGGAATGACCTTAACCATGATATGTCAAGTCATAACAACAGGGATGATCTGTATTTAGAAGATGCTTTGAAAAAGCTACGGGTTATATCACACGTTAATGACTGGCATATTTGCGTTATAACCCATGCAAGGGATCAGAAAATGCGAGAACAAAACGGCATTCGGTACTATCCACCAGCAACATTTCGGGAGGTGGCGGGAGGCCAAACGTGGAGCCGCAGGGGTTTTATGATGAGTTCTGTTTGGCGCCCACACTCAGACCTTGAGAATGTGGATGGAGTCGAACTGGAAGGGAATGAAACCTTTTTTATTCAACAAAAATATAAACCTTCGTGGGCGGGGGAGAAAGGTAAAACCTACCTGCGATATGATTTGAAAAAGCATTGTTATTACACCGGCACAGGGGTTTTGAAGAGATATGCAAGACTTGACCCTGACCCTAATAAGCAAACCCAGCAGGAGTACGTGGATACCGCGCCGTTCTAGCCTTTAACCTAAAAAACGATCACTATGTTAAAATTATCTTTCATAATCGACCTTCACAACTGCTTCCCCAATGCACGTGTTTCTTGTCCTACGATGAATGCGTCCTATTTGTTTGACGATCAGCAAAACATGATGGGCCACTTCGCCTATGATACGGCGATGTTTCATCTAAGTAAGGATTATGAATTTTTAAATGAAGCCAAGCATGTGCTAAATAAGCACGAGGTAGCCTATGCCGAAAAGAAATATAGCGATGTTGAGCTACTCTATGGATAGTTAGATCTACCATCAATGCTAAAAATTTGTTATCTTAGGGTAAATCTAATATTCATACCCTATTGCTTTGAACAGATATACCCACCGAAAATCCAAATTAGAGCCTGGGCCTGGTAGCGAGGATGTAACCCGCGCCGATGATATAACAGGCCCCCAGCATGAAGTATTGGATTATATGCTGCTGGGTTTTGCGACCGAGCGCATAGCCAAAGAGACAAACCGCTCGATAGCGGCTATTGAAACCGATATAGAAGCTATTGAGAAGATAAGCCTTTCGGAACGAAGCGAAGATTTGGGTATCATACGCCAAGAAGTGGTAGCCAAGTTGCGCTACACCTGGGAGCAGGGAGCCACGCAGTTCAATGAATCCAAAGGGTCACAGGAAAAGGTTACCGAATTTGAGAATGAGCATGGTCAGGTGGAGTCCCGCAAAGTAGAGACCAACCACACCCCGGCTGACCCACGCTGGTTGCGTGAGATGAATGACTCTGCGGAGAAGATGGCGAAGGTGACCGGAGCCCAACGGCACAAAGAAGTTCAGATTAACAACGATATTGACAACCGGAGTGTAAGCATAACATCGCCTGACCGCTCCAAGCTGCCTACTGAGTACGATGAACTGCTGGGTGTGGATAACGATAACGACTAAACAACGAAGCTATGGGCATTTGTAGGCCATTGACAAAAAAAGAAGTTCCACTTATTACAGGCGTTATGGACGGCAAGTGGTCGCTGCGTAATCGAGCGATTATTTGGATTGGTATTTCTACGGGGTATCGTGTGAATGAGATTGTGACGCTGCGCATAAAAGACGTGATGTTTAACGGGGAGGTTAAAAAGGAGATTATCCGTGAACCTAAGCACCTGAAAGGCAATGCGCGTTCCCGCAACAAGCGATTGTTTGCCCCGGCGCGTGCCGCTGTAGCTAAGTGGGTGGAGGTGTTAAGGGCTCATAGCGATGAAGTGCATGATCTGAGCTTCTTGTTTCGATCGCGCAAAGGAGGCCATGTTACGCCCTCCCACGTATGGAACATTATTAATAAGGCCGCCGAGGCAGCAGGTATTGACACGGCGCGTATTGGCACACACAGCATGCGCAAGACGTTTGCTGATCGTATGTATCGCTACTACTCTGAGAAGAACAAGCAGGTAGATGGGGAGAATTATGATGTGATGCGTATGGTCCAGAAAGAGTTGGGCCACGCTGACATCTCGACCACCTACCGGTATATGGATTTTAAAATAGACGAAAACAAGCCCGAGGATATATTTTCGGAGTACATGGGCGACATTGACCCATTTGTCAATGAGGAGAAAGCCAACGTATAAGAATATATATCAATGAGTGATTTACAATTTCCATATTGGCCCCAGGAGCAACAAAAGCAGGCGTGGAAGATGATGCTTCCCGTCTCGGAGACGACCGTGAACGCCTATATTGGCACTAAGTACTCGGGTAAGAGTTGGCTGCTCCGCGCCCTTAACTGCACAATGTTGATAGACAAACCCCTCACGGGTATCATTTACGCGCGGGAATATTTCTCTTTAAAGGATTTACATATTGAGCCCATAAAATCTGAGATGAGTGATTTTATTGATGCGGGGTTGGTGCGATGGATACAAAATGATAAGCAGTTTGTGTTTGAAGAGACGGGTTCTATATTGCGCGTGCAACAGATTAGTCGCCCCTCTGACATCCACAGCGAAAATGGTAAGCGTTATGATATTGTATGTATTGAGGAAGCTCAGAACTTTACGCCCTTTGAGCTCAAGTTTTTTTCTGGCCTTGCCGGTGCTTCCCCTCATGCTATTGCAAGCCGGGAGAAAGTGAAGATTAAGATGCGCGCCGCTGACAATGCCGCTGACAGAGATCGCTACAAAAAACTATTACAACGATATTTTTATATTCCCAAGACGCTTTACTCAGCTAACTGGGGCGGCGTAGGGCATAATTATTTAGTGTCTCATTTTTATGAAGGGTGCAGCCACCCTCGGCAGCCCGAAGTGGACACCGATGAGTTTGAGACCGAGACGACGATGAAGATTGGTGATGACGGGGAGGAATATGAGCATACGGAGATGATTGAAGATCCCGATGATTTTAATTTCACGTTTGGGAACTGGCGCGACAATAAGATCGGCATGGAAGAGAATCCCGAGTATATTGCTTCTTTGAAACGGTACCCTGAACCTTACCGCACGGCCTACGTAGAGGGTGATCCCTATGCGTTTGGGGGGCTGAAATATGCGATTGTCAACCCTGTACATGAAGTAGATATGGACGATGTATTGGAAGAATTTGATGGAGTGATACCCGATCATTGGCTTTTGCTCGGCGCGCTTGACCCCGGCACGGCCAGCCCATGTTCGTTTAGCCTGTACGTGAAAAAGCCGAACGGGCAGATTATACAGATTAGTGATTACTATGAGTCCGGGAAAGGGTTTGATGATCATGCCGAAGATATTTATGAGCATATCGTCGGGGGCCCACACGCACGGTGGACAGGTGGTCGCAAACCACAATATATCATTGCCGGCCATGACTCCTGGCATAAGAAATCTCGGTACTCTATACGAAGCCATGATGTGACCCTTAATGATATTTTTTGGAACGAGTATGGCTTGCGTTTGGCCAAATGTAACACGGATCGCATACTGGGGGCTATGTCGGTGGCCAATGCCCTGGATTACAAGATGGATGAAAAAACGGGGGTATTGGAGCGCCCGCCCAGCTTGCAGTTTGCAACCTATAAATCTAAGACTCCCAATGGACCTTCTACGATTGTTCATCTGTGTGAGCCTACCACGGACGAGCTTGAGAGCTTAGTAGATGCCACCAACAACCCCGAGGATATTAAGCGTGGCCCCCACATACCTGATCATGCCTTTGATAAGACCAAGTATTTTATTCTGGGAGCCCCCAGCCCTGCTGAGCTTTCGACCACTGAGGAGCGGAAGCCTGAGCTTAGTGATTATGGACGGTTTAAGGACGATGAAATGTGGAAACCGAAGTCAGAAAGGGCTTCCAAAATTGATGATGCGATGGTAGCTGGTTCGCTTGATATGTAACCACTGCAAAAAATTGTTTATAGGCCAAAACTTTTTTAGTTTATTATTATGAATTATGATGATTTTTTAGACATTGTATCTCGCGAGCTTCGTGATACAGCGGCGTGGCCCGACGCTGCTGTCGCATTACAGGAGAAGCTTTCTCTTAGCTATGTGGCCGTACTTTCGGTTGCAACAGATGTTCCTATTCGCAGGCTTGTGAAACAGGAGGATGCTGTTCTTTCCGGAACCCCGTTGCAAGGAACGACATCCAAGTATCCTTTGCCTGATGATCTGTTTGTGGGCCGCGGGGACGCCGGTATTATCCGCCTTAAACTGGACGGGCGCTATATGTATCCGTATGAAGCGAGTAATTATAGCAGCGTGGCAGGGAGTGGAACCAATAGTGTGCAGGAGGGCAACCCACTGTTCTCTGTTGACATTAACGGGCTTGACCTTTTTGCAAACGGTATTGATAATGCAAGTATTGATTATGTACCCGAGCCCACCAAACCTACCCTAATTAATTATGAAACCACCGATACCTCATTAGGGACACAGGATGCCCAACGCGCCGCACAGATTGTGGCCTACCATGTAAGTGGAGTAACGATCCGCGACAATGCCGCCGCACAGTTTCACGGACTTTTGTCCAATGAGTATGCTAATCTGCAACAATCTACGCAAGAATAATCAAAAGGCAATATGGCTAATATTAACATATCCACATTAAGAGATGAGGTGTTAGATCGCCTTGATAATAGCGTGGTCGCACAGGCTATGAACGAAAATATACGTCAGAAGCTGCACGCCACCGGACGTGTGACCCGTGCGATGAATATGGCGTTGTTACTGTTTGTAAAAAACGGGGCAGCCAATAGTATAGCAGAATTTATTAAGACCAAAGAGTTGGTGCCTTTATCCACCCCCTTTGAATTAAGCTACCATGACTTTCCCGGCGATATGTTCCAAGAGCGTATCTATGGGGGGATGTTGACGATTACCCTTGATGGGGAAGATTTTGAAGTAACCCCGGAGAATAATATGTCCATCGAGTCGATACGGTACCAAGCTGAGAGCGCCCTCTATGGAAGTGACTATAAAGGGTTTTCTATTAATGAAAGGACCCAGCGCATTTATGTTCCCGAAGGGGTAAATGCTACGCTGCACTATGTAGCCTACCCTGAAACTATTACCGCCACCGACACCTACCCCGGAAATACGGATGCCCCATCAGAATTGCCGATCAACCAATCGTTTTTAGAGCCCATAGCAACCCTTACGTTTAGTGAGCTATTAGCTATGGGTACTAATAAACAGCAGCGCCCATCAGTGATCAGTGGCCCAGCCGCGATTACGGATGCCGAGCAACTCCAAAAGGAGCAACAAGAAAAGCAAGCGCAGTAACACAGATAATCTATGAGTAAGTTTAGTATTGATGACATCAAATTTTATGTTTGGGCCTTGTCCCAGCCGTGGCCGTCTATGCCTAATGGGTATGATGGGGAAAATGGGCACAAAGGATTGGTTCGCCTGGCGGGGGATATAAAAAATACATCACAAGCAAGCCTTGCCACTATTAACGGTGAGATTGAGAACGAGTTGCGCCTTGATACCGATCATCAGCGACAGTATTGGTTACAAGTTGACCGCGCCGCCGAAGCAATTGGCATGTTAGAGTCTGATGGCTTTGGTATTGACAATGAGGGTCGTATTGACCAAAAAAATCTTATAGCGAATCATGGCAAGTATTCTGATGAACAAGTATTTATATCGCTCGTAAAGCAGAATTTGGACGTGTATCTGCAACAACTCAACCAATCCAATATAGGATTTGAGATGGTGCCTACCGACCCCGAGCAGGATGCCTCAGCTGTGGCAGGGGTTAATGATTATAAGACAAATATTTTGAACTACAATAACTTTGACCAGCAGCGTAAGATGGCCATATATGATGGGGCAGCATTTGGGTCTGGCGTATTGGAATGTAAGTATGATGCACAGATGACCAACCCTGACATGATGTTATTGGAAGAGAATTTGGACAATGAAGTGCCCATATCATACGAAGATTTTAAACGGATGAGTAAGCTAACGCAGGCGCATCATGTGGAGTATGTTGATACCTTTGATATTGTAACATCACGACATGCCAACGGGCAGGATTCATGGGACTTGTCGAACCGTCAACATCCGTATATACATTGTTTTGATAATATGCGTATAGCTGATGCGCGGCAGCAGTACCCCGAACATGCCCATGAAATACAGCCTGCGAGCTCAACCGTGTACGGTGATGTGAACCCCCGTATTGGGTCGCTTACCCATGATAATAAGGATATTATAACAAAGAAGATTACTGAGATTAAGTTTCCGGTTAACTATGACTATCAGGTGCCGGTCACTTTCAGTAATGGGACCACGCGCAACATGGCATCAAAGAATAACCGATATGCTGTTTGCCAGGTTACCCGCCTGGAAGGGGTGGGGGTCGTGGATATGAACCTGGACCATTACATTCATAACCGTCCCAGCTATGTGCAGTGGGTCAACTACCCCTCAAGCAAGCATGCGCGTGGCATAGGAAATTGTAAATTTGGATATGCACCACAGAAGATACATACCATTATGTTTAATGGTAAGTTACACTACTTTAATCGCATGATTAAGGGGGGTGGGTTCTTTTTGCAGGGTGCGTTAGATGAAGATGATATTGAAGAGCGCATTAAGGATAATGCGTATGTAGGCATTGATGTTAATAATCTGCCGCCCGAGCTACAAGGCCGACCCATTGGCGACCTTATATATGACAATCGACCCTCGGGGTTCCCAAGTGCCTATGGGGAGTTAGAGCAGCAGGCCGAGCGTTACGTGAACGTAGCGATGAACGTGGCCCCACCCCGGCGCGGGTTTCAAAGCGGAAACTCCGGGCGGCAGGAGATGGCTCTTATCAATCAGTCTAAGAATTCGATGGCTCCAACCGTTAAATCGCTTAAGGCAGCGATGTTATCGCTGGGCCGCATTTTGCATTCCAATATTGTGCAGTTTGATGGCAAGCGATATAATATAGAGTTTTTTGTGAACAACGAGATTAAGCCGAAAGAGTATCGAAAGGTGGTGCTTAATAAGGTTGTTAATGAATCATTGAACTACAACCTGTATGCGGGCAACACGTCTGAGCTCACAAACTTTTCTCTTGAACCAACGCTGATTAAGAACTCTATTGAGTCATTGCGTTACTCCACTAAGATTTCAGGGGAAACAATTATCCCTGATGATCCCACGGAACGGCGTATATTTTATCAGAATTTGTTGCAGAAAATACAGCCGCTTATAGAGACGAAGCGTGGCATTACGACATTGAAATGGATTGACCGATTAGGATTCGGTGGAATACCGCACTTTAATAAGTATATTAAAGAACTGCAAGAATCTATCGACAAAGACCGGCAGTTCCAGCAAGAGTTGGCTCAGAAGAATCAGCAACAAGCCGCTCAACAGCAACAGTTTGAGAACCGTATGGAGTTGGCTGATAAACAACTTAATCAGAAGCGTCTGGAAGATAAGGCTGATGATGATACGGTCGAAAACCAAAACGATGCAATGAAGATATTGTTTGATTTTGTGCAGCAGGTGCGCGGACAACAGGACGACCCTAACACCAAGGCTGATGATATATCTGATCAGACTCTTGACCAGGTATTGGAAAAGGCGATGGACGTAGTCAAACCTGATGGTAACCAAAAGATTTTAGATAATAATAATCAACAATAAACAAAAAATGATATGAATTTCTTTAACAAAACAGTTCCGACAATATACCGCGCACCTGACGGTGGGCAGAGCGCTGATGCTATTATTGATGAAGATGGTCAAGCCAGCAGTTCTTCCTCCGAAAGCAAGTCTAAAAAGATGAGTGTTGATGAGCGTACCCGACAGAAGCTAAGTGGCTCCACCGACAGCCAGGCCGGCGATGAATCCGGGGAAGGTAACGCTGCTTCAAATGATAAATCTACCCCAGATACTGATGATTCCTCTAAAGAGAGCTCTAAAGAAGGTTCGGGTGACAAGAAGAAAACGTCTAATAGCCCCCCCTCAGATGCCCCCGACGAGGTTGATAAAGGTAGTTCCAAGGGTTCACAAGAGACCTCTTCTGATGACAGCAAGGAGGGCGATAAGTCTTTTTATACGCCCGAAGAATATAAGTCGCAAAATGACTTGTCGATAGATGTACCTCATACCAATGAGTTTAACACGCGGAGTGACGCGGAGTTTGCAGCTGTCAACAAGGCGTCGATGATCAAGAAGCAGTTGAAGGAGTTTTCTGATGACGGTATTGACCGAGGGGCGATCCAGCTGCCCGACATCCTTGAAGGAGACATTGACAACATCAACAACATGGAGGACATGGCGCGCATCAGTAGTGTTGATGATGATGATTTAAAGAAGTTCCTATGGCAGTCTGATAATTTTCGCCACCGTCTTGATGACAAGTCCGAGCGCGTGCGCGGCAACAGACAGTCTCAGCAGACATCCCAGGAGTTTGAACAATTAGAGAAGTCGCTTTATGACGGGTTGCAGGATGTATTGGGTAAAGATATGATCGACAACCAATCCGAGGAGGTCTTGCGCAAGATCAACACCGACAAGCAGGAAGGACAGCAATGGTTGGCCGGAAAGATTGACGAGCGTATTGAAAATGAGCTATCTCAGGATATTAAGGCCATTGATGAGTTTATTGAATCCGATGATGCTGGCCTTATGGAACAAACAGAGTTTGCCCGAGAGCTTGACAAGCGTCGCGATAGCCTGGAGCAAAGCAAGAAAGATTTGGAAAGTACGTACCAAAATGTCTTGGATGATTACACGAAGGCTTTTGATATGGCTCCCAAGGTAAACGACAGTAAGGAGGCTACTGACGCTCAGATGGTACAGGAGGCGTGGGATGCCATTGACACCTGGCAGCAAGATCAGGCGGGGTACTCAAACCTGCTTGATGACAACCCGGCCTCGAAAGAAGAGCTCAAAGCATTTGTGACAACGGCTATGCGTAATAAAGAGAAGTTCAATAACCTACAGCATCCGAGCGATGTTAACCAGGCTGAGCGGTGGTGGTATGATGAGTTCAAGCCCAGCATACGCACCAAGCAGAATCAAAAGGATGCACAGAAACAAGCAACCGACGACACCTCTGAGGATGGCTCTGAGGATGGTTCTGGTGGGGATGACATTTCATCTCCGGATAAGAAGGCGCAGCAGAATATGCGCAACTATGAAGAGGAAGATGTGTATGAAATGTCAAACAGGCGCATGGACCGGCTTGAAGAAAAAACGCGGCAACGTATTAACAGCAACTAACTAAAATCATACCATTATGGCTTACAAAAAAGTTGACGACAACAAAATTATAGGTGTAGATAAAAAAGGCCAGATTATCCGAGATGTGACGCCCATTAAACCCGATATTACCTATGACGAGGATGGCAACGCGAACTGGCCTACCTTTGATCTGCCCCGCCCAAGAGTGGGTGGTAGTGAAGAGCGTCTGCTCCCCGAGGAGGTAATGAAGCTACATGGAGATGTGGGTATGAATGAGATATTCTCTGTGGATGACTTTGAGGCTATTGATGGGGATAAGACCAACTGCCATGTGGATAACATTACCATCAATCGTGGGAAGAAGGCGAACCCGTACAAGGGCAAAGGCCCTAAGGATAAGTCTGAGAAGGTCACCGAAGAAGTTTCCGATAAGGGGGAGGAAGTCCAGGAAGATGATAAACCCGATAGTATCCCCGAGCCCGAGAATAAGGAGCAAACCGTTACAGGTAATGATCTGCCCAGTGGGGTTGCTAAAGGGGAGAGTGGAAAATTTGTTTCTACTGATGATTCTTTCCCTAAAGATGACAACGAGGACATAGGCCATTCCCTTAACCACACGGCCACAAAAGCTATTGACATCATAGAGGATACATACATGGAGATTCTGCAAGACCAGGAGTTTTTCAATGAAGATGATTCCACGCGCCCACGCAAGACCGTTGTTAAAGCATGGGAAAAAAAGCAAAAGCAATTTGAGAGTTAAGGGTCATTCAGGCGCAATTAAAACCTTATTGGCATCTGTTAAATATTTTTATTATCTTAAAGCAGTTGTTCGAGCGGACTGATCCCGCTCAGTGCAAACGATCTTGCCCGAACCAAAGATTCTGGCAGAGCAAAACGCCGATCAAACTGATCTTTGTAGGCCGTTATCAGCTCTCCTTTAAATAGATAACTAACTACAAAGACCTAATATCATGGCTTTCACACCTCTAGTAAAAGTATTCCAAGACCCCGAACTCAAAGAAATGTGGGAGCAAGAAGCTCTCCGCGAAGGCGAACGTAAGACCGAGTTTGGTGAACTAATGATAGGTACTACCTTTGCCGATGATGGCCCCAAGCCGTCACAGCAAGTACCTGCTGCCCCGATTCTTTATTACAATAAATTGCAACGTACGGGCGCCGGACGTAAGGTGAACATCGAAATGAAGCATCCTCTTTACACCAGTGTTACTGACATCCTTCACAAATGGGTTTATAGCCAACAGGATCGCATAGGCTCTGAGCAAGAGGCTGAGCGAACAAGTGTAGCCACGCCCGTTGATCTTCTGTTTCTTGCCCTTAAAGAAGAGCAAGTGAAGCAGGGATACCAAGAGACGGCTAATGCTGACGAAGCATCGTTGATGCGTTACCTTGTCCAACTGCTTTCTGACAACACGGTTAAGCGTATGGACGTAGGTGCATTCTGGAGCCTTGCCGCCGGATATGATATGCACCACTTTACGAATGTTGGTTTACGTAACGGTATTGCTTCCGGTGATAAACCCGAAGCTGATGAAAAAGCAGGCGTATTCTTACCCCCTACTGAGCATCCTAACATGTTTGTTTATCACAATAACGATGTTAATAAGGTTCCCTACTCTAGCACGCAAGCCACGCATTCTGACAATATTGACGCCGAGGTGGCCAAAATTGATGGTACGGCGGCCGGTAAGCCGGGCCTAAACTTTGTTCGACGCATGTATCGAGTGGCATGGGACCAAAACATTATCCCTGCCCAGATGCGCGTGAATGGACAGATGAAAGAGTATTACGTTGTATATGTACCGGGGAGCGTGAAAGATCTCATCGAAAAAGATGCGGACTTCATGGACCTATACAGCCGCGCATACATGGGCCAAGTACGAGACAACCCTCTTGTCCAGAACAATGATCTGATGTACAAGAACCTGATCATCAAAGATTCCAAGTGGCTTTCCGAGGATTACTTTGACGGTTCTGCAAGCTTCAACGCAACGGGTGGCGTCAACACTACCGATATGGCGTTGACAACATCTAATAATTGGTGGTTTGTAAATCCCGGCGAACGAACTGCTGAGGCTACAACCCCCTTGGCGACTGCTGGCATTACCACTTCCGATGTGGGTCGATGCTACTTGCTTGGCGCTAATGCCCTCATCCGTGCGACAGGTACCGATTACGCACTTGAGCGCATGGAAGTTACCGACTATGGTAATAATGATGGGATGGGCCAAGACAAGTACTTTGGTCAGAACCGCGTTGATGCTGTCAAGCTTTCTGGGAGCAACTTCGTGCATGACTCAACTTCCCAAAGTATCTGCTTCTTAGTAGATAAAAGCTTTTAAAACGCTGAATTAACTCCTTAATCACTGTGGTTTAATCGCCACGGTGGTTTTTTGTTGTATGGTTGAGGCCGGGTTTATTTTCATTTCCCCGGCCTTTTTTAATAAAATTTTCTTATGCGCTCTCAAGACATCGACTTCCAGGAAATTGTAGAGTATGTTAAATCAGAGCTTGTATTCCTGATGGAAGAAGATGCTCTAAGTAAGCCTCACTTCCGGCGTTACAAGTCCTTTCCGATGATAGGGAGGGCTATTGCCGCTGCCGACCGGCAGATATGCCTGCACGAAAAGATACATGAGCCCGTAGCTATCTTTATTCCCGCCGGCAGGGATACTATATTTTTTGAAGAGCAAGAGGTCCGGCAAGGCAAGTGGTATGAGGGTAAAGAAGAGTCTTCTAACGACGATTTAGACTATGCCTACAAGATAGGGGAGGATCAGTTTTTGAGCGTCATCTCTGTTAAGGGTAATAAGGGGTATCTGAGCAAGGATTTAACCAATTTCAATGCCACGAGTTGTGGCTATTATGGGCATAAATCTTTTGAATCCCTAAAGGGGAGCTCAGGTAAGTATTTTTCACTACATCCTAACCGTCGTAAGATGCTTTTGAGTACGCCTGTTGGAAGTGATATGTGGATGATTATTGATGCCTATATTGCGCCTCAACAGATAAAAGGGCTCGGACAGAGCAATGCGGACTTTAAATGCTATCGCATTTTCTGCCCGTATTACGCCAAGGCATGGCTCACCCTAAAAACCTTATATAATTTATTACCTACCCCCGTACTATCACAGGCAGGTCTCATTGATACGATGAATTACGAAGAGCAAGCCACCCGACGGCGCAAGCCCGGTAAGGGCAACATACATATAGGGGAGGGTGACTACGCGGGGCATCCCAATCCGTATCCTTTTAATATTTAATATATGTTATGGCTCCTGACCCAAAACAGCTGCAACAACTTCCCAATCAGCCCTTGTCCGAAACGTCACAGATGCCCCTGGCAGCCGGTGACGATGGAGAGGTGTGGGAATCTCTTGTAAACCTGCGACTGCGTGTGGACAAGAACTATGTGTACTGGCAGCGGCGCGGTGGAAGTAGCTCTGTTGAATCGTTTCCCAATTATATTGTAACGACCTGGGGCTTCTCGGTTAATATTGACCTAAAGGATAAAGATTTCATTGCCGTCCATACGAATTCAGGAAACGTATGGCTTTGGGATGTAGGGACTCAGGCGAAAACTAAGATAGCAGACCAGGTGTTTTCGGGGACTACGCAGGTGCAGTTTGCCCTTGAGGGTGATCTTCTATTTATGTTTGACTACGCAGGTCAGGCGGGATACTACAATATATTAACGGAGTCGTATTTTGAGTTCATGGATTATGATCTCAATTACCTGAGCGCTGTTCAGTATTTGCGTGATGATGATAGTAAAAATAATGTATTAGGCTTCGCCTCCGGAGCAAATATCATTGTGTTTCCTAACAGTGCGGAGCAGGACCAACAGGAAAGCTTTGCCGCGCAGATTGATGATGTTACTATTATAGGACCTATAAACCCTGCTTATAAGATAACGTATCACCAGGCGGGTCTCGAAGCCCCCAAGACGGGGGAGGTTATCATTGGCAGGACGGAGAGTAATGATTTGCCGAACCATGATCTTATCCTGCCACGCAGCGAGGCGACCGAGGATTTGGTGGGTAGGGCTTCTTCAAAAAAGCTGTCAGAAGATGGAACTCGCATTCCTAATGATGACTATGTTCCCCCGTCGATATATCGCAAGTATGTGGTTGTTGACCTTCTTGATGATGGTTCGATTAGTATTATG